CGTATAAGCCATGAGCATTAAGTATCTCAAAAAAGTCTTTCATTACCGACAGCTTCAAACTGGGTAATGACTTCCTTACAATGCTGAACCTTTTATCAGTTTCCTCAAATGCCTTGACAATAAGAAGCTGACAAAGTGAGTAGGTTTTACCACTTCGCGTACCACCTTGATTAACTACCAGCTTTGTAGGTGCATTGTAGTTCCTCTCAAATACGTTACTCGTCTGTATTTTTAGATTGGACAATCTCTATCTCTATTTTGTTAATCTTATCACCTTGCGTTGTTACATCTATCTGCTGACGTTCACTTAATCCAAGTTGTGTTTTAGCTGCGTGAATTACAACGCTTGGTACTTTATCCTTTATACATTCGTAATATTTAGAGCGTATGAAATCATGCTCTATCTGTTCAATCTCTTTGACCTTATCAGCAAACTCTTCATCCTCTTTGAGCCATTTGTAGTAATTAGTTCTTGATAGGTCTGTCATTTTTAAAGCCGTTGATACAATACCCAAAGATTTTTCTAACGCTTTGAGCATTCTATCCTTTGCTACTTTTGTTCTATTTTGTTCCATATACTTCCATATATTTTAAGTGTATCTTCTTTAACATATCTTTTAAATCGGTTATATCTCCGTACTCAATATGACAACCTCTACACAATGCTTGTAAGTTTTCGATGTAGTCTTTAGTCTTACTCCCTCCCATTCCTCTGGCATCTATATGGTGAATGTCTGTTGCTGGATTATCACATACTTCGCAAGGGATAAAATCGCACCTATCAAAGCTAAAGTAATCTAGATATATTTTAGTGTGCTTTTTCACTTACAATTTTTAAAAGCCTTTAGAGGGTAAAATACTAAACTATTTCGGTAGCCATCTTTCTCAGTTGGTACAATAGGTGTTACTCCATGTACGTTTCTCCAAGCTGGATAAACTAACATAGAATTATCTCTACTATCTACTGTCGCTCCATAATCTGGTACAGTTGTGTTACCTCCAGTAGCATTTTCTTTTTTAGCGATTATTACATTTACGCATCCAACTAAGTTACCAGCGTCTCTGTGAAAAGGGGCTGATATATTATAATTTGAAATACTACTGGTAAACATCTTGCCAAATCTCCACTTAGCTGGTATATTATCTTCTATAATTTTTACTTGCTCTTCGTATATTTTTGGTGCTATCTTTTTTATTAGTTCTTCACTTTCTTTACAAGCTAATAACATCGCCTTTACAAAGATTTCTGCACTCTTTACTTTGTGTACGCTGCTCATTGTAGCATATGGTCTTCTCATGTGTGGCTTTGGTGGAACACCCCCTATAATAGTAGAATACTGTAACACCTCTTTTTCTTTGTTATGCAACCCACTACTTCTTTTCATGACTGACTTTGGTACTCTTTTACTTCTGAGTTCTGTGTTAGCTATGTTTACATATTTGGATAGCTTCTCACTATGCTTAGAAATGTCTTTAATGTAAAACCCTACTACCTCTCCATCTTGAGTGAATAGTGTATCTTCTGTAATATTAGGCTCTATATCTCCACATATATCGCCTATCTTTACACCATGCTCTAATTGTATTAACTCTACCTCTTTCATTTTTCTAAAATTTCAATTAGTAATCCACCAATGTATTTACCCTCTGACCTTGCTTCCCTTACAAGTTCTTTAGCTTTTTCATAGTCATCTGCATTGAACTCAATTTGTATTGCACTCTTTACTCCATCTTTCAGAGAGCCGAGTTCATCAGATATATCTTCTTCATCCAATATAGAGTAATCTACATCATCATAGGTCTGACCGAACTCATACGGCTGGAATCCCCAATCCTTTAAAGCATCCATATCAAAATAATTAGCCAACATATCAAAGTCAAACTCTCCAGTATTTTTGTTTAGCCTTACGTTCAGCTCCATCTCTCCAGCTTCGGCAAGTTCTACCTCTACTGTTGGAATAGTTTTGTTCCCTAAGTCTGCCCAAACTTTACAACGCTGATGCCCTCCGATAATTACATCCCTACGCATAGGGTTTGAATTTATTACAACTGGCTCAACACAACCGAAAGTCTTTAACGACTTCTTTAATTGTTTGTATTGCTTATCTGTCAGTTGTCTTGGATTGTACTCTGCTGGGTTTAAATCAGCAATTAATCTTTCTTTAATCTTCATAACTCTCTAATAATTGTTTCAAATCTTTTACCATATCTCTAACGCATCCACCACATGATGATACGTTTTTTCTCATTCCGAATATCTCATTATATAAATTAGTAAGCCCTACGTTCTGCTCATGCGATACTTTAGTGTTCTCTAAGCTATTTACAAGCCGTCTAAGGATAGATAACTGGTCTTGGGTTATATCCTTTTCCCTTTCCCATTTTCCGACTGGACAACGTGTAAAAGCAATAGCACCCTTTATCTTCATAAAACACCCACATTTTTTACATTGAGCAACTGACTTGCGAAAATGGTTGCATTTCTTACAAATCTCCATTCGCTCGTTATATACCTTATTGCTTGTCTTTAACTTCATTCTTTATATAGTTTCTTACGTTCTTGATGGTGTTAAATATAGACGTTGTACTTATGCTTGTGGATTCTGATAGACTTCTTATTGAGTGATCGGACTCGTAGTAAACCTTAAACAATGTCTTGTCGTAAAAATGTAGGTCTTTCATTGCATCCTCTACCATTTGCAGACGTTCCTCAAATAGTATCTTATCTTGGATTGCCTCTTCGGTATTGTCGTGAGCTAAATCGTTGACTATTGCGTTGGCATCTTTAAGGTAGGAATGATGTTTCTTTTTAAATGGTGATGTGCTTCTAAGATATTGGTTGAGCATTACCCTTGCAACCCAATAGTTGAGATGACCATTATCGTAGATTGTTTGTAGCTTCTCCTGGTCGTATTCTAACATTATAACATAGACCTCTTGTGTTAGGTCTTGTGCATCTATGTCGTTACCCTTTGTAATCTTTAAGGCAATGTCATGTACTTTATCGTACTCCTTGCCTAGCAAATACTTTAATTCGCTCATATCTTCTGTTTAGAGCCTTTTGCCCTATGTTGATTTTGTGATATATATATAAATAGCGTTCTATGACTTTTATTCCTTTACCTCTGCGTATCGCTTTGAGAATGATTCTATTTATTAATCCTTTTTGTATCATAAGTAAAAAAAAGGTGGAATAAAGATTTCTCTCTACCCCACCTCAAAACTAACTATGTGAAAACCTTACATTGCTAATATACTTTATTTCTTAGCATTTTGTTCTCTTGTTAATAACTCCAATATTTTCTCTAGATAAACTGCTAAATCCATGGCCTCCTCTTGTGCGTGTTTTATCCAGTCAGCAGTAGATAAATCTGTTCTATCCATTGTAGTACCGTATTTCTTTTCACCTACCTCTGCTCTGTCTAGTATCTTTAGACATACTCTGTTTTCTACACTACTCACGAGCCACAATTTTCACAATCTGGATTATCTACTGAACAAGCATCTGGTTGCTCTCTATCGCTCATATCGTTTAGCCACGCATCCCATGTAGTATCTACGTCTGTTTCTCTTTCTTTGCTCATTTGTTTAGTTTTAAAGTTTAGCAGTAGGGGAACGATTCGAACGTTCATAGAGGCATTTCTGCTTTCTCTACCTCCGAGACAAGGAGGCGTGTCTGCCAGTTCCACCACCCTACTTCGTAGTAAAGTACATACCTAATATGTACGTTATTGGTAATAATATTGCGACTGCGTAAATGTAATTTTCTGCCATAGCTATAAATAGATTAAAGTTAGTTTTGTTTAAGTTGGGGAGTTCCCACGCTCCCCCTCTCAATCGCTGATTTATAAATCCTATTAAGATTTAAAATAGTTGCAGCACTCTAGTAGCTTACTCACTTACTTCCCAAGCCTATCGGCTGGAAAATGTCTTAGCATCATATCCGTATCAACTTTTTGCTCTTCTGGTCTTTCGTTTCCAGACCAATCGCACCTACCTTTTATAAATACATTTCTTAACTCTTGTATTATTAGGTCTTTATGCTCGTGGTTTGATGCCTCCAATTCTTTTAATCTACTCTTATATACTTTCATAAGCAAATCTAAATTCTCTGCTCTGTCTATATAATGGTCTACTAAAATCTTTACGTGACCAACTGGAAACTCACCTCTAGAATCTAAATAAGTTTTGCAGCTTGTATCAATCTTTACTTCCATAGTTTTAGTTTTAGTTTTGTCAAATATAAAAAAATTATTCTAAATTGTAGTAATCATCAATACATTTTTTAGCATCATCGAAGCCAGTACATACCTTTGCCATATACCCTCGATCGTTTAATCTCTTAATCCAGTTCTTCTGCTTTTGACTTGCGTAATTACCTTTAACCTTTAACTCTATCGCTAGACCATGATACCCACCTCTAGCATCGTAGCAAAATACATCTGGGAATCCAGCTACATATCCAGTCCTTTTGGCTTTCATTCTTTGAGAGTGATATTTTTGATATTGACCACCTAGAGAAGAACAGTATAATGCTTTCTTATCCAACCGTAGGTATGTTATTACTGCCGTTTGCAGTTTGTCCTCTAATGCTTTCAATTCTGTTGCTTTATTACTTGGTAAAAATCTGCATCCAGTTCTCGTATTTCTTTTTGTATGTCTGTCCAAGCCTTATTGAATTCTGATTTGGTTCTCAGGTCATGCTTACTCTTTGTTCCAAAGTTCGCTACGTTCCTTGCATTTTGTTCCAGTAGCTTGTCAATCTTTTTGCGTGTTCGCTTGTCTGTGTTGTACTTCATAATAATTTATTTGCTTCCGTTCTTAAATCAAAGTTTTCTTTTCTCCATTTACTAAAGTATGTCATTAATGTTTTTTCTCTACACATTATTACTGGATGAAATTTCTTACGCTCGTTATGTACAAATTTCTTCTTTTGTTTTATCTCCTCTTGTATCTCATCCCACAACTTCTCTTTCTCTTTTAAAGTTAAGGAAATTAACCCCACACTTTCACACCAGTTAAAAACTTGGCTTACTCCTTGGAACTTAAACTTCTCTCCAGCAACATACTGCTCGTATATCTCAATCAAACATAACTCAACAAACTCCCTTAGAACCTCCTTACGGTCGATTTGCTGGCACTTCTGTTCTATCTGCACCCTTTCGCTTTCTTGAGATGATTCGATGCGTACTGCGTTAGATTTTAGCTTCTGTTTATTTAGCCAATTAAACCACGTTCTTGGATTGATAGCCATTTGGTCAGCTTCCCTTACACCATTGTGAAACGCTTTTGTAACGTCTTGAGTTGTAAGCCTATGGAATTTATCGTTCAAATCATTCATAAGGATATTAGCTAATATTTTTCTATCCTCTTCGGCTCTGTTTTGACTCATCTCAAACAATGCTTTGTTGATAGTTACGAAACAAAAGTTTAGTAAATCCTCGCTTGGCTCTTTTCCTATCATGATATTTGCTTTTGAGTATTAATACTGAATCCATATTGAGATGCTAAACCTTGCTTTTGCTTTGGCTTGTAATTTCTCATCCAACGATTGGCTGCCAACTTCCATTTCTTCATTTTGTTCCTGCCTTGTTTCCAACCGTTGTTTTCATAATACTCAAAGAAATTAATTGCCTCTGACAAATCAAAATTTTTCTCTAAAAAATAATTATTGACCTCATCGAGCGAAGAGGGTTTACCCTCTATATTATTATTACTTGTAGTATTAATACTTGTAGTATTATCTTTAACAATTTTGTTAATAGGGTGTTTAACTTTTTTGTTAATACCCCCCAAATCATTCTGGTTTACCCTATTAACATTTTTGTTAATGGTTATAATTCGTTTTTCAATCTGCTTAGTGTTAGCTACATATTTCATTGTAATTGATATGTAACCCTTTTTAGCGAGTTGATTTATAAGCCTTGAAATTGTTATAGGGCTTACGTCATATAGTTCTGCAAAGTAGCCATTTGACGCCCAGCATTTGCCGTTCTTGTTTGTAAGGCAAGTTATCTCTGAATAAAGTAGCTTTGCGTTCGGTGTAAGTTCTTTGTCATATCGAACTTCAGCCGTAAGGATTGAGTAATAGTTAGGTTGTTCCATAGTTTAGTTTTTTACAAATATAGAAAAAAAGAAATGGAGGCTATAAAACCTCCAAATCAAGTTTATCAATTAGAACGGCAAGTTCTCTTTTTGCTCTTGCTCGTTTCCCTCTGCAACCTCTGTATCGTTGTTGCTAATTGCGTAACATCTGATAGAAACAAAATGTCTGTCTTTCCATTCTCTTCCGTTAATGTTAATATTGAAAGTTTTAGTTTCACCAACTTGTAACTTAGATGCTAAATCTATTTTCTGGTTTATAAACTCTATTGGAATTATCGCATCAAATTTAGTTTCTTGCTCAACAAGAACAATCTGCTTTTGAAATTTATCACTAATAACTTCAACGTCTTTGATGCTTACCACTTTTCCTTTTAATTGCATAACTGATTTAGATTTTTTGTTAATAATTTACTTGTTCTCTCTATTGATTGGATTCTCCTTTTGTACGTAATAATTTTCTCTTTTTGATTAGCTATAATTACGTGCAAATCTGCTAGGCTTTGCTGGTACTTTTCAACCAGTTCTTTATCAACGATACTACCCTCGTCATCTAAGCCCATTTTATATCGTATATTATCAAATGTTTCTTGATAGTAGTTATATGTATTGTAATTGTATTCGTGCTTTTTAAGGCTATGTATTACGGCAGCATGGTCGCGATTAAACAAATCTCCTATATACTGCTGAGTAAATCCATTATCTCGTAAAATTCTGTATGCCATACTTCGAGCCTCAACTAAAAATCTAGTACGGTCTTTTGTTCTTAGCCTCTTCATTGATGTTCGGTTTTCAAAAGCTACTAACTCTAAAAACTCTTCTAAATTATCTTCTGTTATTTTCATAGTAATGATATTAGTTTTATGATGCTAATATTTGCATCAGTTGAAATAGTTTTGATCTGTTTAAATGTAATACATTTTTCATCTGCCAACAAACGCATTAATGTAGGTTGCGATATTTGTAGCTTATTACTAATTGTACTTTTTGTTTTGTACGTTTCAAGCAATACGTCTTGCAGCTTTGTTTTGGGTTGCCACCCTCTCCCTTTCTCGTTCATATTATTTTCGTTTAAAATCATCAGCTTCATCTTCTCCGAAATGACCTAACTCATAGAATCCGGTCAGCTTTAATACTGCTCTACTCATTGCACGTTTTTCTGCCATTGCAACTGGATAAGCGTTTGATGTATTTGCTGGGCTTGATTCTCCATAAGTCTGAATTACCTTATCCCCACATTGAGCCGTTGCTTTTATAATAATACATTTGTTATCTGGTGAGTTGTGAGATAATTCGTAGTCAATTACGATATTGTTGTTGGCTTGTATTTTATCAATCCCAGCACGTGAGATAATCGTATAAAACTTATGCTTAAATACATCGTCTTTAGTTAAGCCATTCTTAACATACAATTCGTTTAGTTTACTTGCTTCCATTGGTCGGTTTGTTTAGGTAGTTAAATTCGCTTATCGTTGCGTTTAAAGGTGAACGAGTACCTTGTTTCCATTCTTCTACGTAGTTAGCACATTCATCGTAATGAGCATTGTATTGCATCTCCAACATTTGCTCTCTGTCAATTTGTTGCTCTCTAGTACCTAGTAATAATTCTTTTAGCTTTCCCATTATTCGTCTATTCTATAAGCAACAATGTGCCAGTTAGTACCATAAGCAATTCGGTATTCGCTTACTAAATACTCTTTATTTTTTTCTCCGTAGACTATTTCAATGTCTTCGTAATTACCTCCATTGTAACTACCTACAATTTGAAAGGTGGGTGTTTGTGTCTGTGTCATAGTTAGTTTATTAAGGAGGGGTTGCCCCCTCCGTTAGTTTATTTTATCTTATTAATTTGTTTTTCAGCTTCAGCAATTAATCTTTTTGCAGTTTTCTCTCCACATCCAGAAACATCCTCTATTTCTCCGTCTAAAGAAACAAATATTTCTATGTCGCAATCGAATGTGTAATCAAATCCATAAACTTCGTTTCTAAATAATCTCGGTGTTTTGTCAAAAAATTCCATAATGTTCAGTTTTAGTTGTTTTGTTTTGTTTTGTTTCAACAAATATAAAAAAGATTTTTAGAATAACAACAATAATAAGCAAAAAAAAAGCACCTAATTTCTTAGATGCTTAGTTTTCAATGTATTAGATACTAAAAAAAGTGTGTAAGCCTTGCGACTTGACCATTATCATATTCGTGTATAAAGCCCTCAACGGCTTTTGGTGAGCCAGTAAACCCTTTGCGATTGTGCCATGAATCTGCTGCACTGGGGCTTCTTAGGTATTCAACCGTAACCCCTATAAAATCTTTGGCATCTCTCCACTTGTGCTTTACCTTGTGGTGTAAGTGGTGTAAATACCAGTATCTATATTTAGTATCTGCCCATTCTTGTGGCTTCTCTTGTGCCATTAACAAGGGTAGGTTATCCATCTTAGCACCATCACCATGCTCAAGACCGATCAAGTTCTTGCCGTATCTATAATACTTACGATGATTAACCGTTGCATCTACACTTACATCGTCAGCTTTCCTAAACCAACTCTTTAAAGCATGAGCCAAATGGAATCCAGATTGATAGTCATGGTTGCTCATTGAATGTACGCAATCAACTGGTGCAATCTGCCGAAGCATCTCCACACATTTGACATATAACTGCAAAGCTACCTCGTAATGTTCCCACCATTTGCCATCGCAGTCTTGTGGCGTTCCTTTTGTTGTTGTGTTATATACATTATCAATATGCAAAACATCGTTTCCTATACAGAATAAAACCCTATCAATAGTAAACCCTTTAGATTTTGCGATGATGCCCTCAATACCCTTTAAAACTCGTGAAACTGCAATAGGGATATTGTAGTCCTCGCCAGTTTCTTCGGAGTTAGCGTATTTACCAATATGTATGTCTGCTGGATTGATAACTAATAGGTGTCTACCAGCAACGTGGTCAATCTTTGGGTATATAGGTGCGTGTTCGGATATGAATTTACCCACTCTTTTGAGTAGGTCGTTCTCACTAAATCCTTGCCCCTCTTTTGTAACGACAGAAAAACGCAACTCACCGTTCATATTCTGCCAATGTTTGACAGATACAACGTCTTTCTTATCAATACCTCTATCCTTTAGATGTAAATCTAGGGCAGTATTGTCGTTAATGTTGTCTAAGGTTTTTGCTCGGTGTTGCTTAATTAACTCAAATTCGTGAGCCTTTAAGCGTATTCGATTGTTAGCCATAATTATTGATTTGGTTACGGCTTCAATATAGTTATTTTTTTTCGAATACTGAGAAGCATAAAGGTAGTATGGAAATTAATGCTAACAATAAGGTGTTAATATCTAAGCCGTTAGCATCTATTTGCGTAACGCAAGCAATAGCTAGCACACCAGATACAGTCCTTTTACTGCTCCATTTCCCCTTATTGTCTTTAAGCATATCTGGTATGATAGCGAAAAGTCCTTTGGCTAGTACCGATGATATTGGCATTACTTTGTCTTTTTATCTTTAATAAAATAGCTTACTAAATCGTCCAAATATCCAAACATTTTGTTGTCCTTTTCCGTAGGAGTTACGTTTGCAATAACTTTAAAAAATGCCATTGCTCCGATCAGCAACTCAGCCCAGTTTGATTTTAAAATCTCAATCATAATATGTATTTATTTCAATGAAAAAAAAAGGTAAATATAAACAATGCTGATACCCAGCTTCGTATTTAGATGTCCATATACCGACAAGTATTCCAGTATATGTACCTATGCTCAAATCCCAACCAGTCATATTAATAAGTCCAAATTACACAATCCGTAAGTTCTTCGTCTACATCAGCGTGTATAAAATTACTGGCAATACCTATCCTGGTGAAACCAGCATCTAATAACGCTTGTACTATTTTAAATCTATGGTATGAATTTTCACAATGCAAGTCTACTGCATTTCCTCTCAAATGAGCTGACTTTTTAGAGCCTCCTACTTTCATGTTTGTTTCCTTATCTCTGTACGAAGAGGTTATAAAAAAAGGTACATCAGCTATGCCACGTGCTAAATCCAAACGCTTTATAAGTTCTGGATTCATTAAGTCGTAACAATCTACTCCGTTGCACTTAAATTCGCTCTCTGAAAAGTATTTCATTTCTTAATTATCTTTTGCAAATTGAATATCAACGCAGTAATCAAAACCAACGTAGTTAAGACTGCATCCAAATCAGTAAAGGTAATCCCCAAAGCTGCGATATTTATACTATTAACTTCTAATAACTCGCTTCTCATCTTTTAATTTCTTTAAAAATACCTTTAGCTTCTTTATATTATTTTGCTTCGGCTTATATCTCATAATTTAATACCAGTATAATACGCGTTTGATATTGGGTTCAAATCAGCACCAGTATTTTGGCTATACTCTGGGAATGAACTGCTATCGTTACATAAATACTCTACGATTCTTTGCCCGTAAAACTCTGCTGAATCTCTCTCTTTTTGTACTAAGTAATCTACATCTTGACGAGTTGCTGCCGTTCCGTTCTCGCTATTCTTTTGCGTAATGCTTCCGTTCTTAATCTGGAACGATATAAAAGGCAAAGCCTCTACTAGAGCGTAGTGAATTATTGCATCTTGTACATAGTCATCAACTAAAATCTTGTAAACCCCAATTAAAGAAGCACCATCCACGCCAGCAATGTCATTCTGTAATTTATCATATAGCCTAGTACCTAGAATAATTTGTAGGTGCTTGTCTTGTGCTATTTTTAAAAAAGGTAGTAAAAAGGCAGTATCAACATTGTAGTTGATTGCCGTTGAACTCTTTAATTTATCTTCGTTTACGAATAATACCGCCATCTTATTTCTTATTTACAAATCCTTGATTAGGCATATCTTTTGGCTTCATTGCCACCTCTTTCTCATTACGTACTCTATAACCCTCTTTGTCAGCTTTGTTAGTTGATACAGTAGGTGCTAAAGGACTTTTAGTGTCTATTTTAGTTAAGGACTTAAATGTTTTTCTTCTCCATTTGTGGTGGCATGAACCTCCCCCTTTATACTTCCATATTGAGTACGTATCTGCACCATTCAATCCCCAACCAGCATTAACTGACTTACTGCCCATTGATATAACATCCTCTTTACGATATAGCTTGTCAGCTGCTACCATCTTGCGACAAAACTCTCTGGAATTAGAACTTACTTTCTTAGGAAAGTATTCGTATCGGACTTTGTACATAAAGCCTCCAATAGTTGCATCTTGGTCGCTCTTTGAGTTTGGTCTTGCCACACCAGTAGATGCAAATTTATAGGCTTCTAATTCTTCATGTGTTTCAGCATCTACCTCTTCGATAACTTCCCACTCGTCAGCACTTAACTCTTCGCCCAAATCAATTAAAGCATTTGCGACAATGATGTCGTTCTTCTCATCCTCTTTAGAGTAGTTCTGACATTTGCATTTACCATCTTTACATTTCTTTTTTTTGCACTTAGCAAAATCATCCTCTTGGTAATCCTCTTCGTCTTGGTCGTTACCAGTTTCTTTTTCAATCTCGGCAGCATCTAAGCCCTCCGTTTCTACAAACTCAATCGGTTGCAATGTTTTGAAATATGTATCAAGTACAATACCATTAACAAGTAACACCTCGTTTATAGCGTCAAGAATCATATTTTGATATGGTCTAATAACTAAGTTATCCCACAACTGCGATGCAGTCTTTATCTCTTCGGCATTGTTTCCAAGTCCAGTGTTATCTTTAATACCAAATAAAATTGGGCTTGTAACTTTATGACCTATCAATATCTTTCGAGTTGCCTCTTCGCTTAAGAACTTGTATTGCTCACTTGCTTCTGAAATTGGTAAACTCTCAATCGTTGTTGCGTTTGACGTATCGTCATTAAATGATATAAGCCACTTTTTACCCTTTGCACCTTGTAACTTTTGAGTTACCTTACGCTCGATATGATTTTGCTCGTCTTCGGTAGGTTGCCCATTGTTAAAGTTAATCATCATTGTTGGCGCAAATCCGTTTTGGATATTCGTCAAGTGATATGTACCTATCTCTTCGTCAATCTCTGCCCATTGCAAAGCACCGGCATAGTCAACTGGGCTAAAGTAAAAATATCCAGCTGCGTATGGCTTAATAACCATTATTTGAGATTCTTCGCCTCTTGCACCAGTAAATGCCTCAATACGTCTTGGGCTATATCGCTCCTTTCTGTACTGCGACCAATCATCAGAATAGTAATAAGCTTTAATATCGCCCTCTTCAGCTTTCTCTGGTCTAAGGTTTTGCATTGGTATATGCTTCGCCTTTAGTATTTGCGTTCTTCCCTTATTCCATACTATGTTAAAAGCACCTTGTCCAAGTAGTTTTAAATCATGTGCAACACGCTTCAAATCATCAGCCTTAAATATAGACTTCATTTTAGCGTGGTCTAACGGCTTTTTGCTCTCGTTAGTACATGATAACCCCTCTCCGTAGATTTGGTCGCTTACAGATGAGATAATTGCGTTATTTACGGCACTACCATTGTATCTGTCTATCAAATATTCAAAGTAGTTGTTATCATCCCCATAAGAAACCCATTCTTTCGATGCTGATTCCTTTGCTTTAGGGGATTTCTCTGCTGCTAAATTTACTATTCTTAAACTCATATTTTTAGATATACGGAATTAGTTGGGTTTGCCTCTGCTTGTTTAACGTAGGTAACTTGACTGTCGCCACCAACCCAAAACTTTCCAGTTTCTCTCTTTGCTATAACAGATGCATCTGTGATGTCTGTATTTGTATCGCTCGTTTGCTCGTAAATATCGTAACTAAAAAACGACGTTTCTTGATATACTACTCTGTCCTCTGCTTCGTTATCAGTTGCATAGAACGTGAAGCTAAATTTAGTGTTTCTTTCGTTAAAATAATCTTTTGTTAATACAACGCTTCTGCTTACATTAGTTTGTAAGTTGGTAGTATTAAGTAGAAAGTAATTAGAACGACCTACAACGTCATAATCCAACGGAACGTAAAGTTCTGCTGAGTAATCCACATCGCTTGTTACACTAAAGATATACATTATTCTTTTGTGTTTTCTTGTACTAATTGAACTGCCTCATCAGATGTCAATACTGCGTTGTTTGGATATGCTAATCCTTGACCTAAATCAAGCAAGTAAGAAACCTCTCCACTCAACCAACTTGCAGTAAACTCTAATATATAAAAGTTTGCATCGTCTTTAGTAAATGTCAAAACATGACCATACTGACGTTTGTTATCCTCTCCCATTTCAGCGTAGGTTGTCGGCAGCAGTTGCACTAAAGCACCCTCTTCGTCAAACTCTGCTCTTCGGTAACGTGAAAACAAGTCTGGTATTTCAGAATTGTACGTTTCTTCGTTTAAACAAATGTATATATTTCCTATCATTTTCTTAGTTGTTATGTCCAGACTTTGTTGCGTTATAGTTTTGTTCTATTTGTGCTTCTGACAAATCTGTATTATATATTTTAACATCATCTATTTTATTGTCAAAAAACGTACTTGCAGCAAAGGTATATTGACCTATAGTAATATTATTATCACTATCATTTATAGAGCCAGTATGAGTACCAATTCCTTTTTGAATTATTTGATTTCCACTACCATCTAAATTATCAGGAATTATAGTATAAATTTTTGTGTTGTTAGACCCAGCATCTTTGTTGTAAGTACAAGCAACGTAAACCCATTTATCGCCTACAATTGCTGGACTTGATATTATTGCTAAACCGTCAGTAGTGTTTAAATAAAACCTTAACTTTCTATTACTTCCGTCAAATAATTGTGTAATAAGATAGTCAGTTTTATTTGGTTCCCACTTACCTACAATGCCTAAATCATTCTTATTACCCTCAAAATAAACCCAACAACCAATAGTTATAGCCGTTGTAGGGTTAATACTCGCATCATCCAAAACCTCTGCATATCCAGTACCGTCTAAATTAAACCCACTACCTTTAACCCTTACTGCGTTGCCTAAGATGTCTTGGGTAACATTATTAGGGTTATAAGGTAAAACAATCTCATCCGAAACTGGTGTGGATTTTGCCCAGCTAATCATGCCTAACTGCAAAATTCTATCTTGAGCATCTTCATAGGTAGCACCCAAAGTAGTACCATTGTAAGCAGTACCACCCGAAGAATCATAAGCAATACTACCAGCACCCTCTGTCATCGCAAGGTATAAATCTAAATCGTTAAGCGTTACGCTTGAACTTGCGTTGTCGGTAACTAATTTTTGTGGGTTTGCGTAGTCAAAAGCTATATCATCGGTGGCAAATTCAGCACCATATATTTGTAGGTCTGCCATTTTAAAGCTACCACCAGCAGCAGCACCCTCTGCAATATGAAACGTATTGCTTGTTACGTTAATTGCAGTTGATGATTTAAGTACAACTCTTTGCCATTGGTCTTGAACTAAAGTAACAGATTGACCACCAAATGTTGCTCCAGCAAAAACACCATTTACATAAACATCAAAATCAGTTCTTGCGTATGGGCTTGACGTTAAAGTTAAATGGTTGAGAAGTACATATTTACTTCCAAAAGAACTTCCACCAAACCAAAATAAAGTTTCATTTGTGTTACTTGCAGTTGGGTATATCCAAAAAGCTATAGTTTTAATGTCTTTGCTTGTAGGAAAAGACGTTTCTATACTATCATTAGCATGAAAAACTAAGCATTTACCAGTCTTTAAAATAGCATTGTTATTGTTGCCAGATATGTCTAGTGTTGTTTGGGTAGTTGCACCTACATCTGCCTTAGTAAAAGGTAGCCACATCTTTAGACCAGCCCTTACAACGCTTTCTCCAACCCTACGGATTGCTCCTATTGTATTTTGAATTATGTTTAACATAATCCCCTATTTAAAATATAGCAATAATGTCGGTTGCAGTTGTAGCACTTGCTTTCACTCTCGTTACTTGCATAGGAACAAACGTACCAGTAGGTACTGATTTTAGAGTTACAGTTGAGCCACCTAAAGTGATGACCTCAATATCTCCCCCAGTTCCAACGTATAAAGCTGCTGGATTGTTAAAGTCTGCACCAGTAATATCTGTGCTATCGCTTGGAGTTACGGCTACTGCTCTCGTTCCTTGTCTTACAATATTGTTAGTAGGCATTTTATCTTTGTTTAATGTTATATAATTAAATAGTAAATACTTCAAATTGTTTTATATAAAAAAACCCCCACGTTTGTGGAGGCTTTAATATTATTGAATTATAGTATTAAGATGCCGTTTCAGTTGGTGGGTTTGTTAACCCTTGTAACGCTCCAGCAGTTGTACCAGCAGTACATAATAATGCTGCTCTCTGCTCTCTACCAGTTAATGTAAGGTTGTATCCGTTCATATCTCCGAACGCTTGACCTCTACCTACATTACCACCAGTTACTGTAACACCATTAAAAGCACCGGCTAGATAAACTTTACCTTGCCCAGTTGCTTCGTCAATGTTATTATCTTCAATGTAAACTTGAAATCTACCTTGACCTAAAATCTTAAGAGCTTTCAAAGATACGCTCGTTAAGTTAGGCAAAGATAAAGTCAAAGTTTGCTCGTAGAATACTGTACCATTTTCTTCAGATACTGTAACCACTTCGTCAAAACTTGAGCCTTGTGGGATTAATTCGTATTTGTAAACATCTGATGAACTTGTACCTAATCCAGTTAGGTCGCCATCAGCGTCAATAGTTAATGCACCACCAGCCCCATTATTTGCGAAATATACGTTACGAATACCACCGATTGACTCTTTGCATTCTAACGCTCTTCCGTTTGCTATATCACAAGCCATATTATATAGGGTTTTAAAAAAGTGAGAGGTTTTACCCTCCCACCTAAGTTATTAATTATGCGTTGTAGTAAACGATGTCGCCAGATGTTGCATATCCAACACCAGCATTATAACGCATTACTACGTGTACGTTATCAGAACCATCTACGTTTCCTTGGTCTAATAGCTTAACCTCAGCCATGTCAGATACCAAGTCAGTAGCGAAGAATAAGTTAGACTTACGTGCAGCTACCATTTTGTCTGCATCCATACCTGGACACCAGATTAATTTGATACCCTCAAAGTTCGCCTCTGTTGTTCCAGCATGGTACTGGTTAAGGTAACCTAGAGCAGCTTGTGCAGAAATGTAGAACCTGAAAGCAGCAGTACCCATGTAGATTGCTAAATCTTCTTTTCCGTAAACGGCAGAAGGAATTGCATCTCTTACTCTTCCTAATTGAGCTACAATGTTTGTAGCGTCAAGAGTAACAGCAGCTACATCAATTACGGCAGCATCTGCCAACAATAGTGCTTGGAAACCATCAAACTCTCCAGTAGTTCCAGCTGCACCAGCCCAGATAGATTTTTCAACCTCTTGACCTACTAACGCTCCAGCGTGAGAGATTACATACTCTTGGAAATTTCCAGGTAGAGTACCATCAACACCTACGTTCATAGATGCTCCAGCAAAAGTTGCCAACCAATCTTTCTTACAAAGTTTTTGGTTAAGTTGGTAGTTTCCTGGTGTTAGAGCTTTTTCCGTATAGTTTACATCTCCAGCAGCTGTAAAGTCGCAAGATGCGTCAACTACGTTAGATGTAGATAAATCAAAACTCTTTAAATTAACTTTGTACGATACGTTTGGTAAAACAGTAATGTTTCCTTTTCCTAAAGTTTCTCCAGATAATAGAGATGCTGAAATGAAACCAGCTGCTTCCTCGCCAACGTATACACTTGTAATGTTTGTTGCCATTTTATTTATTTTTATGGATTAAATATTGTACTTTTTGTTGAGCTGTCAGTTTTGACAAATCAACGTTTTCACTTACTTGTTTAAAATTACCCTCTGGGTTTGGCTTAATTTCTTCGCCTACTTTCTCGAACTCTTCTACTTTTACTGCGTTTTCTTTTGCCTCTTCTTTAATAGATGCAAATTCTTCTTTCAAAGTATTGAACTCTTGTAATAGGTTTTCCATTACTCCGATAGCTTGAATGATAGCTTCCTTAGAATCGTCAGATGATTGCTCAACAACTTCTTCTTCAACTACTTCTTCAACCTCTTCATCAGCTGCTTTAATGTCAGCGATAACACCCTCTTCCTCTACTACCAA